AACCTGGAGGAGTTTTTCATTTGGGCAGACCAAGTATTTACGCACCTGGAATTTACACCATGGACAATGCAGTTGGCGAATGTTTTCAAAAAACCGTGCTATTTCATCGTTCACAATACCCATCGCTATCAATGCGCAACTGATCCATCCCGCCCCTTGAATATCATCTACAACGCGGAGCATGCACGGCAGACCTTAGAATATCCTCAGCCAAGCATTGTCTTGCACCCGCCAGTGGATTACCGCAAGTACGATCTCGGGAAAAACCCAATCGACAATCCCTATATTACCTTAATCTCATTGAACGAAAATAAAGGCGGTCATATCTTCTGGGAGATCGCCCGTGCGATGCCCGATAAGCAATTTTTAGCCATCAAAGGCTCCTATGACGAACAGATCATCCAAGACCTACCCAATGTCCGATTGATGGATAACACACCTGACATCCTCCCTGTGTATCAGCAAACCCGCGTCCTGATCATGCCCTCGGAATATGAATCCTGGGGCATGACAGCGACGGAGGCCATGTGTAACGGCATTCCGGTAATTTGTACGCCCACGCCAGGATTGAAGGAAAACTGTGGCACTGCGGGAATCTACGTAGGTAAGCCACCGGAAATTGTGACCGAGAAGGATAAATACTACCCCCGGGTAACCGGACGGGAAAATATTGACGCCTGGGTAAAAGCGATCCGGAAATTAGACGGGAAAAAATATTACCTTAGCAAAAGCGAAGCGTGCCGCACACGATCACGCGAATTGGATCCCACTCTCGAATATGAGGCTCTTTTGTCGTTTATCGAACAAAATGAGCATACTAAACTCCTTCAAAGACGTCAATATCGTTGAGTCCTACACAGGGACAGAACCGGTTACGCTGGCGGAGACAAAAGCGCATTGCCGGGTAGACTTCACCGATGACGACGCATTACTGACCTCGCTCATTACGGCGGCCCGGATGGTCATTGAAGATTACTGTCATATATCATTGGTCCCGAAAGTGGTCACACTGGGCATAGAGGCGCAGGAATCATTGCAAAGCATCTACGCCCAGCCCTACCAGGTCCGGCAGAATTTCAATGACTTTGAGCTCCCTTACGGTCCTGTATCCAGCGTGGATGTCGTGACAACCGTGGATAGCGATGGCATTACCGTGGAAGCATTGGCGCTCAATTCGGATTACTTTGTCTATGGGACGGATTTCAAGACCATCAAAATCTTGAACAACTTTACCAATAACACCATTGTCTATCGAGTGGGATACGGAACGTTACCCGGACCGCTACGGTTGGCCATCCTGAATGAAATCCTTTACCGCTATGAGAACAGGGGAGACGAGGGCGCGATCCGCGCAACGGCGTTCACAGAGGTGGGTGTTTGTCAGTCATCGCGCATTTTGGCTAATAAGTACCGGAGGTTAAGTAATATCTGATGGCATTCAATATTTCCATAGGAGAAATGCGACAGTCCGGCACGCTGCGGAATAACAATCCCGTGGCGAACTTATCCGGCGGAGTAGACGACAACTATGGGGATGTGATCACCTGCCGAGGAAAGTTGCGACAGCAGTCAGGCAAGAAAAGTATTGAACAAGGGGAAGTGGTGCAGAATAAAGTATTCTATTGGACTTGTCGATTTCAGCAAGGGATTGTTTTGAATGAAGATAGCATTTGGGTGATCGGTGGTCAACAATATAGAATCACCAATTGGGAAAAGATTGATCAGATTAATCACTGGTATGAGTTCACCTTAAATCTTTACCGATGAGTTCGCAGCCTGTCATAAAAGGACTCGCAGAATTGCAAGCGCGGTTAAAAAACGCGGCCGCCAATCTGCCTCAAATGGTGGGTGCGGAATTGATGGACGGCGCAAATGCGATTGCTACAGAAGCTAAACAGCGGGCGCCAGGCGATCAAGGTATTTTGCGCAATCTTATTTCTGTTGTTCAGCAGGATACGACGCATTATAGTGTTGTCAGTGGGGCAGATTATTCGGCCTTCGTTGAATTTGGCACCGGCGAAAAGGTGCAGATCCCGCCAGGGTTGGAAGAATATGCCGCGCAATTCAAAGGAGACTTTGCCAGCGGGACTTATTCGGAAGGCAGTGGGTTGACTGCCAAAGAGGCGATCTTCGCCTGGTGTGAACGAAAAGGGATTGATCCAAAACTTTGGTATCCGATCTACGTATCCATCATGATTCACGGAACAGTGCCGCAGCCATTTTTCTTTCCGGCCGCCGAGCATGTCACGCCGAATATTGTCGCCAACGTTGAAAAAGTACTGAACGAAATATGATTGATGTCAAGCAACCGGTACGCAAGGCCTATTTTGATCTGCTGTTCGCGCAGCTGCTATACAATGGCAATCCTATCCCGGTGGTGGATGATGTTAAGAACCTGGGCGATAGTTCGACTGTCTATGTCGTTCTGAGTAACCAGGATGGCGTGAATGTAGGCACCTTTCAATCGTTCGACAGCACAGAAAAAATTACCCTGGACATTGTATATAAGGCACAATCCCGGGTCAACAAAGAAGTAGTAGATAGCATTGCGGGGCAATTGTTTCAATTGGTTCTTCCGGCCCCAAACGTTACCGGCCTGGCTTCACCTCCTGGAACACAGATCAATTGCGTGGAGATTTCCGATGATCGGTATATGCCGACGATGTTCAATGGGTCTAACACCGTGGTGCGGCGATTAGTGACCTTCAAACAGCATGTTCGACAAACGGGCTCACCATCGGGAATCCCCGCACCTGCGCAACCCTTTTCGAATCCGATTACCTCGGTTGACTTTTCGAACGCCACGGATTACGCGAATGCAGCGTTCAATAATCGGAAAATTACGCTGTATTTAAATGGCGTAGGTTTCCTTACCGAAGGCACTCAATGGCAACCGTTATCCGGCGGAGGATTTAAAATTCTGATGCCTAATTTCGATGCGACGCGCAATGCATACGTTTTTTATTTACTTTTGACATAAGTCTCGCCAATACCACTCTCTCTCGAATATGAGGTTTAAAGACGAACACGTTTTTTCTTCTTTAAACTCATAAAAATGAACACGATTCAGGGTTCGCAGATTTCCCTCCAACTTTCCCCCGACAATGGCGTCACTTGGAAAGACCTGGTATGTTTGGAAACCTACAATCTTCCTCTTCAAACAACAGTGACCGAAACGGAAACGTTTTGCGGCGTTGCTATTGGCCTGGGCCAGGTGAAATTCACTCCTTCGGGCCAGGGTGTATGTGAAACAGCACCCACTACTAATCAGGTGACGATTAAGGATCTGCAAGCATGGCAGATTGCGAAGACGAAACTCTTGTTCCGTTCGCAATATCCGCAGACAAGCGGCGCCGGCGGCAGTATGGGATCGATCGTTTCGCTGAATGGCAACTGCTATGTTACCGCAACGCAGGAAACCTTCGCTACGGTTGACGTAGTGAAATTCACCTTCACGCTGTCGGGCCAAGGCGTCCCCAGCCAAACCCCGCTGTAATGAACGGTATCGCAGCCATTACTATACAGGGCGAAGTAGTCCTGTTGAAGTTCGGTTTGCCGGCTATCCGGCATTACATGGAAAAATCTATGACGGCATCGCTGACGGCCGGCGACGTCTATTCCGATTTGGGATTGGCCGTCATTCTCCACGCGGGCTACAAGAACGCATGCCTCATTGAAGAAATCCCGGAAAAATTCGCCTTCAAAGATTTTTATGAGTTGGTAGAAGAAGATTATACCCTGGAAGGCGAAGGGAAAGACAAGGTCGTGGCAGCTATTAAAGCGTTCAATGATAGCCGTGTGGTTAAAAAGGTGTCCGAACGACTGAAGGAAGCGAATGAAGAAGAGCAAAAAAAAAGATCGAATGGGATGACATCGAGTCCTTCGTCTGCGGAGAACTCGGATATACTCCCAACCAATACCATCGATTGACATGGCGAGAATATATTCTGATCAGGGACGGCTATATAAGGAGGAGGGTAAACGAGATGCAGCATACCCGGGCGATTTGTTATTACATCGCCTCCAGCAATCGAAGCCCGAATAGTTCCTTTCCTACGATTCAACAATTCTGGCCATTGCCTTTCGATGATGAAGAAACAGGAAATGAAGAGAGCGAAGCAAAAAGGCTGCAAAAAATAATGGAGGATTTCAAACAAGGCAAATATGGGCAACGCGGCACTTGAGATAACAGTTGGGGCAGACGTAAGCACTGCGATGCAGGGAATGAAGGACCTGTCCCAATCTCTATCGGATGCCGAAAAAGAACTCAATCTCATTGGCCGCGCGATCGATGCGGCCGTTTCCAAAGGACAGGATATCTCCAAACTGGAAGACGCTTTCCAGCAAACCAACAACCGGGTCAAAGAGTTACGGGCCTCATTGAATCAATTACCCGCTTCCGCCGGTTCCGGATTAG